ACAAGTGCTTCCGCTTTTTCCTTCCGCACCTCCTGCTCGAATAGCGCCAGGCAGTAAGCGTTCCTCGAATCCTGCGACGCCATCTTGCAATCCGGGAGCGCCGGCGGCTCGAAACGTACGGAGGCCATGGCGTTTGCTCTCCACAGTTCTGGATACGCATCGTTTCTTACCTCTCCATCAGCTTTATTTGAGAAGACCGCGAGCAATAAAAAACCGCCTATGATGGCGGCTACGATAATGCCTGATATTTTCTGTCTGTCATTTCGGATGTCTGCTTTCCGGGGATGCCGTTCCCCTATGGTCGTTAGTACAGCCGCCGCTGGGACAAAGTGATATCACAGCGGACTGGTCGTGCTACGTGCCTGTGTGCGATGGCTCCCTCCTATACGGTAGCTCGATGGGGACGAGTTAAATCCGGGATGTACTCGATGATCCTATTGGCGATACAGGTATGCCCTGCTTCGTTAGGATGAGTCGAGTCTACGGGGAAGTAATTCATCGGGTCACCTAGCGGCCTAGTCTCCGCGTCATACGGATTCGGGTTGTAGTCCTCGCCGTAGACATCGGCCATCGGTACAAAGGTCGCTCCGGTGGCGGCAACAGCGGCGGGGACGATTATGTTATTCCAGTCGCGGAACTCCTGGGCGTTCTCTGCCGTCCCGTTCTGGTGTCTGTCTCCGTTGGGCATCATGCCCAGAAGCAGCACATGACTGACAGGCAGGCAGGCGAAGCTCGTTACAGCCGTCACCATAGCGGCTATGTCATCCCCGTAAGCGGCCTCCGCCTCATCATCATCCGCGTAAGTGCCTGACGGGTAGGCGGCGTTCCCGCCCCGGTTGTTAATGGAAATCTCGAATATCGCCAGACGATATGGCGTGGTGTATGACCAGCCCGCGGAGGAGATTCGTAGTGCGCCCGATGTCCCGGCTAAACCGCCAGCCCCGCCAGGTGCCAACAAGTTCCACGTCCCGCTGTAGGTGGTCGCAAGGTAGGTCTGCACCTGTACGGCAAAGCGGTTGGCTATCGTGCCGCCATCACCGTCAGAGCCGAGGGAGAGCGAATCACCGGCGACTAATACGTTGCCGCCCTTGGTCCAGCTCCTGGTCGTGGCCGTCCTGCTTGCCGCTGTTCTTGTCACCCTGGTGCGAGTCATCACACACTCGCAAACTGATACCAGAGATTAGCTACGGTAGGCGTACCGGCGTTGTCCCAGTCCGTCGTGCTGACCGAGAACTTGATCGAAGTGGAGCCGTCGGCGGGTTGCGGCAATCCCTTGAACGTGTGAACCATTATCCCGTTGGCGGCGTGAGTTGATACATGCTGCTGGTTCACGTCATACAGGACGCCGAAATTAGTGCCGTCCTGCGAACCCTGACAGTAGAAGGTCACGCCAGCCCCGGCGTATTCCGTAACGGATGTCTGCATGATTACAGCATTAGCCCATGCGGGGCAGGCTATCTCTGCCGTGGTGGTATTGGTGCTGACATCCTCTATTGCGTGAACCGCTGTGCCACGAGCGTGATGGATGGTGATGTCATCGATGGTGGAATCATAGCCCGCCTGATTGACCGGCAGCGGGTAATCCTCTCCTGCCTTCTTTTCTAATCCGGCTGATGTGAGCCAGCGCAAAAATCCCATTGCTCACACCCCCTTAAACCGTTGCGAATTGATAGTAGACATAGGCCGTGGTGGTATTCCATCCAGCGACATCGTTAGCGTCTATCTTTATTTTTGTCGGCAGCCCCGTGTAGGCGTGGGTCTGTGAGGAGACGGCGGTGATGGTGAACTGCATCGCCGTGGTCGTCCCGGTCTGGTAGCAAAGGCCGTAGTTGGTATCATCCATGGAACCTAATACTGAGAACTGGATATCATCGCCAGCAACGGCGGTGCGGGCGTGGACGATAATAGCGTTTGCCCATGCCGGAACCGTGATGGCTGCTGACGTGGTGTCAGCATTCACTGCATTCATCAGAAGAACCGCTGCGCCGCGGGCGAAGTGTGCCGTGATGTCATCGATGGCTGAATCTAATGCCCCTTGAGTCGTCGGCAGCGGGTAATCCTCACCTACCGTCTTTTGTGTCGCCCCACCGGTCAGCAGATACTTTATGAATCCCATTGCTTCCTCCGTTTCGGTTTCCGGCCCGGCGGCCGCATGTCATTAAAAAGCCGCCCGATGGACGGCAAACTTTAAGCCCCGGTCCTCCGAATCAAACGGCGGTACCGCGGGTGTCCATCAGGCACCGGGGCCTTTCTACCTGAGTCCTTCGCCCTTCTTGTAGCTGCCGCGATCGATAAAGTGAAAGACCTCGAATGTGCCGTCGCGCCAGAGGATGCCCACATAGGAGGAATCCGCTGGGATCGGGTTAAGAAAGTCGATCTGTTTGCGAGACAACCTACTGGCGGGCATCGTGTCGGTGTTGCATTCTTTGACTTCGCAGGCGATAAAGTGCGGGAAGATGCCGTCCATAGGCGCGTATCCCACATAATCTGGCATCCCGCCATCCTGAAATACGGCCTTAAACACGCCAGGTTTGCGAGTCGTCCCACACACCTTCACGTCCGGTGGCACCTTGAACATGGTCCAGCGCAACTTCCTGAATGCGTAAAGGGCCATTTCCTCCCCGGCGGCACCGTTGCTTTTCGGCATACTCACGGTCGCTGAATCTCTGTAAACAGTTCTCCATGCGGCTGCGGTCCCTTGACTTCCTCGACTCCGAATCCCTTGAACCAGTTGATCTCATCCATCGACAGCAGCCGCATCTTCGTCATGGATGCGAAGTTCACCAGCCAGGATATATTCTTGTCATGTCCCGGCCCGCCGAATGCCATCAGCTTGAGTGCTTTCATATCGTCATCCTCCTGTAATTGCGCCCCCGACACCCCGGAGCGTTCCATGACTAAAGCAATCCCGCCCGCGTAGTCAGCCCACGGGAAGTTGTCGGCTGGATCTGACTTCTGGGAATTGACATCCCGGTGGCGGGCTATCGGCAAGGGGCCATAAAGGGGCCGGATGAGAGATACCAGAACATAGTCGAGAGCTTTCAGCTGGATACCGGGGAAGGGGTCGGTGCCGTTGCCCCAATTCTCCAGCTCGATACCGATAGCGAAACCGTTGATGCTCCCCTGACAATCGAACTTGCCGTTCCAGCTCGACCGGCCAGCGTGCCAGGCCCTGCGGTTGGTAGGCACCCCGGCATAGATGACGCCGGACTTCGTGATGTAAAAATGGATAGATACTTCAGCCGTGCCCCAAAGCGTGCCGATATCGCCTGCTTCGCTGCCGGCGGTATGATGGAGCAGCACCACTTCGGGCGTGATGAAATCGCCGCAATAAGTATCAAATTTGTTTGACTGCTTGTTTACTACCTGCGGCATATCCCCCCCTACAGAAAAGCTTTCGTCGCAAAGATGCCGATGCCCAGCGCTTCGAGCGTCATCACTGCTGCCGTCCACGGCGGCACGTGATTGCGATAGTTGGTACGGAATACCTCCATCACATCCCAGAGTTTTCCCACCTGGGTAGTAAGGCCCTCTATTGCCGTGGTCACGTTCTGATTGCTGAGGTCGTTCTCCCGCTTCAGCCCTTCGTGGCTGCGCTCACATTCGCCTTTGGTTACGAACTCTTCAGCTGCCATGGTTCTCCTTTTCTATCTCGAATAATGCTAAAATTAGCTACCTCAAATAAGTGTCCCGGCGCGTGTGACCGCCCGGGACATGACACGGAAAGGATAAGTTTCCATGCAGAACGATTCTAACATCCCCGAAGGATATTGCCAGTGCGGTTGTGGAGGCAAGACCAATCTTGCGCGTCAAACTCATCGTCGATATGGCTGGGTTAAAAACAAACCACTAAAATACATCGTTAATCATCACAGGCGTGGCGCTGGCATTAAGAGCAACTTTGAAAAAGCTTATGTGATTGATGAAAAAACCGGCTGCTGGAACTGGCAGCATTATGTTGGAAGAAGCGGCTACGGTAGTGTCACCATTAGCGGCCGGACATTAGCAGCGCATCGTTATTCCTACGAGCGATATAAGGGGCCTATACAAAAAGGAACAAGTCTCGATCATCTCTGTCGCAACCGCGCCTGTGTGAATCCAGAACACCTCGAACCTGTAATTGCAGCAGTAAATACCCAGCGAGGCAAGGGAACCAAACTGTCAAAGACACAGGTTGTTGAAATCCGCAAATTGGCCAGCACTGGTAAATATACCCAGGCAGAAATAGCCCGACTGTTTTCCGTTTCGAGGTCCAATGTCGGCCTGATAGCGAATAGACAGACTTGGATAAATATCTAAGCGGCTCTATTATTCAATCTCGATAAAAGGACGGCCGGGTCATATTTCCTCTTCTTCCCCGTCAACGTCACCCTGCCTGGCTGCTCTATTTTTACGGTGGTCACATGGATAATATATTTCGAGTCGGCGCCATCCAGCGTTCTCGGAGCACTGCCGGTCCCGGTCTGAAGAATGTTTATCCCCGGCTCCAGCCACATGATATGGCGTGGCATCCGGAAGGTCGTTAGGTTCGTGCCGGAGTCCAGAACCATGTCGGTGCTGCCTTGCATCGGCTCGGCCAGGGTGCGGACATCGACTATCCCGTGAACGGTGGTCAGATCCGGGGCAGTGCAGTAAACGGCCGTTTTCTCTGAGAGCGAATAGCCGGGCCGGGGGATGAAGCCGCCCCACTCATAGCCCTCATAGGCGTTGTATGTATTGATAATGTCGAGCGTCTTCTGCTTCTGGAAATCGTGGGCGCTAGCTATATAGGCCGTGGGGTTAGTGATAAAGCTCGTGTCGGTCGAGAGCAGCGCCCCGGGTCCGTAGGTCCCCACGAGAGCTACCATGGCGTCAGAGAGCCTGCCTGCCAGCCACGAGATATGCCCTGGCTGCCTCTTGGCCCACTCCCTGGCCACGCCGTTAAGGGTGATGCGGTAGCCTTCGCCGGTGTCCTCTGCGGCGTCAGGCGGCGTCTCCACGCCGTTCACCTTCTGCCCGGTCATAAAAGCAGTGCCCGCCTGTGTAGCGTCCCCGGAGTCGGAGCCCTCCGCGCTGGAGAGGTCGATATCCGGAGCCCAGATAGTGCCGTGTCTGGCGACGGCTGTTGCGGTGGCGCTGATGTCTACAAATCCAGCCCCGCCGGTAGCCGGGTCATAGTACCCCCTGACAATCGTGCCGAAATCGTCAGAGTCAGGCGCGACTACCTGTCCCCCATACACCGGCCTGCCGTCGATCCACCAGTCCATGTAGTGGCCAACCTCGATGCGCTTGGCCCCGGTGGCCGAATAGGGCAGCAAGAGTTCAGCGCCGGCATGGCCCCCGTCAGTGTCCTTCTGAGCGACCGCTTCGCGGTATCCACCTCTACCGCCTACATACTCTGGAAAATCCTGGATGAAATTGAAGGAAGCGTCGAAGTGCCGCCACATTACAAATACCTCGGTACTACCCTGAGCGCCACCTTCGCCCCCACGTTCTTGAAATTCTGATTGGCGTCGTTCACATACTCGGCCACCATGGGAACCAGTACGGAGTCTCCCGCCGGGATGAAGATCGGGTCGAAATCAGGCGGTTCGGTCAGATTGGAGGCGGTATTGAGGTTCTCGTAATCCCACCAGTCGGGCGGGGGCACGACGATGGTAGCGTTCCAGGTCGTGTTCGCCCCGGTAGCGAACCTTGCGACCTTCGAGGCGGAGTCATAGCTCTCGAAAGTACAGCCTCCACATGACGGGGTGACTGAGGTGTAATTGTCACATTCAGGCATATAGACCGAACGGATATTGGCGGTAAAGTCAGGAAGGCTTCCCCAGAACCAGTTGTGAGAGCCACCCGATGCGGTGACGGCGATCACCGTGGTGGTGTCCGCTCCATACTCGAAATACGCGCCCGGCGGGTCGCCGATGGTGTCGAACAGTGCAGCCTTTGTCGCCGTCGCCGCCAGTATCTCACCGGCTATCCTGCCATGCCCCTGCCGCATGGGGATGAGGGCCAGAAAATCGCGCTTCCATGAAGCCGAGGCCAGGTTCACGCATTCAAGTCCTAAAGAGTTCTGAGGCTCAGCCGTGGTCCAATCCCACTCAGGCCGTCCTCCCATCGGAAGTTCTATCTCTCCGAAGAAGAACGCCCCCTGCCACTTACCCAGAGCCGCACAAGGGGCGATGGTGGTGGTGGAGTAAGGCGTTCCCCTGCCGTTGGCGTTCGGATAGACGTTCAGCTTAAAAGTATTGTCCGCAGGCGTGCCGGAGGTCAGGACCTGGAGCCGTCCGGCCACGAGGAACCTGCCTCTGAGCGCGGGGTCAAGAGCGACGATGTGTTCCCCTGCCGTGGTCTCGGCGACTGAGCAGACGCCGCCCAGCGCATTAGCGTCGGCCTCACCGCCGAAGCTGATGACGTGAGCGCCGGTAAGACCGCCGCCGACTACAAGCTGGTCAGCTGTTCCCGTGGAGGACGATAGTTCTCCCGCTATAACCTGCATGAAGACCTGCGCGTCCACGTCCCCGGGGATGTTCTCAAGCGGAAGGGTTGCTGGCGAGGTCGTGACTTCAGAGCCCCAGAACATCCTCACCCCGTCATCCCCCACCGGGAAGGCGTCATCCTGTATGGCTATGGCCTTGCGTACCCAGAGGGTGCCGGAGGCGTTGGCGTCGGAGGTGGTGATTATGGCCATGAATGTGACTGCGGTGGTTCCGGCTGATAACGTCTGGTTGAGAATCTGTGCCTTAGTCCAGCCGTTTTGTACGGTGGTGCGGGTAGATAGGAGAAAAAAACTATTCGCGTCCCCATCTGTCTCAATTGCATAGATAGCGACTGCACAATTTGTCATCGCCGTCATCTTGTACTCGATGCCAAAGCTCCAAGTCTCCCCGCCGTCAGCGTCTGCGATAACCTGAGAAAGCGTCACAGCTTCATTGAGGGCATCCGAATCAGACACCACTATCTTCTGCCCTGAGTCTATCGAGGGCGTAGCGTAACCGACAGCCCCCATAGCCGTCTCGTCATAGGTGAATCCCTCAGCCACACCGTCACCACTGAAATCTTCATTCATGCCGGGGTTGACTACCCAGTTGCGGGGGAGTTCGATTGCGGCTTTGCGGGCGAAGGGTTTAGCCTCGATCTCCACAAGCACCGGCCATTCAAGCCAGCTTGCAGTCGGCATCCCCTCCACCAGTTCCACCTCAAGGGAGAGAAGGCCCAGACAGTCATAATACCGGTCGGTCTCAGTGGAGCCGCCATCGTTCGCGGTGAGGACGTAGTTGGCCCGGCTCAGGAGGTCTTTCAAGGTTTGGAGACTGGAGTGCATGGCGTTAACCGTCGCGCCTTCGATGACATAAGTGAAAGAGATCGTGCGGGGCGTGCGGTCGGCGTCGGTCGTGCGTTCGCCATCCACATGTTTCTGCCAGCCCTCATCGGTCCAGCCGGGACTACCCATATTGCGGCGGCCCCTGATGTTCGGGAGCAGGTCGGTTGAATCTATCTGGAATTTCTCAGCCATTCAGTCTGACCCTCCCCTCGATGCGTCGCATGAACTTATCGGCGGCGTCGGTGCCGTCTTTGGCGTTGATGGTGATTTGGAAGGTGTTAGTGGTGTTTTGGATATGGCTAGCACCACTCATCATCTGATCGTTCGGGATTACGTTGGAGCCCCTGGGAAGGTTCAACAGCTCCGGGCCACGCTCTCCGACTATCGCCCATCCTCCGGCAAAGTTGGTTACGCCGGAAGCAAAGCCGGGCAGAGAGACGCCGGGGATCATGCTGAAAGCACCGCTGGCGATAGTGGCCAGTTTGCTCTTGACCGAATCGAGCTTGCTGTCCACAAGATCAAGCGCCCAGCCAAGGGCATAAGCGGCAGCCGCCGCGATATACATAGCAGTCCCGAACAGGGCAGCAGCCACCGGAGACCTCATCATGCTGTCCAGTGCCGCGTTAATTTTACCCGGAACCGCCGCAACGCCGTCACTAAAGAGATCGACAGCGGCGCGGGCTACGCCGGCGGCGAATATGACAGGATTAAAGGCGAAAGCGAATATAGCCAGCCAGCCGACAATGACCTGAATCCAGGCATTGTTCATCACCGCTTGCTTCAGGTTTTCCCACTGTGTCCACAGAAGCACGACCGATACAACAAGACTTGCGATAGCTCCCACAACGAGCCCCGCCGTGCCAGCCATAACGCCCAAGCCAACCGCAGTAAGCAGCGCCGAGACTTTTAATGCGGTCAGATAGCCGATGATCACAGGAGCCCCGACCATAATTGCCACCTTAAAGGTGTTCCAATTCTCAGTGACGATCGTGAACGCAGCTTTAGCCACTTCAGCCAGCGTCTTCATAGCGCCGCCTACGTCCTCCATGGCTGATTTAATCTCTTCTTTGTGCGCTTCCCACCATGCGGGCAGCTTGTCAAATTCGGTCTCCAGGTCCGCCATCGCAGCTGTGACATAGGGCAATAACCAGTCGCCAATGTTTATAAGTGCAACCTGGAGCTTCGCCTTGATCTGGTCGATCTGAAAGCCGACGCCCTTCTTCATTTGCTCGAAGGCTTGATCTGTTGCACCGGCGGCTTCTCCCATTTCTTTAATGTTATTGGTGAAAGTGTCAGTGCCCTTGCCGGTGAGCGTGAGTGCGGCGCTGCCTGCTTCTACCGAACCGAACAGATCGTTGACTCCGACCCCAGTTTCGGCGGCGTGCTTCTCTAAAAGCTGTAATGCCTCTTGGACATTGCCGCCGCCCGCGATAAAGTCTTTGAACGATTTCCCGGCAACCTCCTGAAACGTCTCATCCAGCTCACCGCCAGCCTGCGAAAGCTCCACGAACATCTGGCGCATTTCGGTTGTGGCTACTGAGGTAGGAACGCCTTGGGCCGTCATGGTGGCGAGGGCCGCCGCGACTTCCTCGAATTTGATGCCAAGAGCTGCCGCTATGGGATTGACATTAAAGAGACTGTTTGACAGCTCCTCGATAGTGGTTTTGCCCAAACGAACGGCTGTGAACATAATCTCGGATGCTGATGCTGCCGACAGGGTATCCTTGCCATAGGCGTTGATTGTGGAAGAGATGCCATCCACTGCAGTCTCAAGGTCGGTGGCGCCACCGACAGCCGTCTTTGCTGCCACAGTCATAAAATCGAATAGGTTTTCTTGAGGGATACCGGCAGATATGGACTGGTAAAGAGCGGGGATTACTTCTTCGGGAAGGATGCCAAACTCAGTGGAAAAATCCTTCACCTGCTGGGTCATGGAATCCATGGCTGGCTGAGTGATGCCGGGGAGTAGCGTGAAAACCTCGTTCATTCCCCGCTCGAACTCAGTGAAGGCCATGATGCCCTTGACCGCGATCCCAGCCAGCGCCGCACCCGCCGCAACAGCTACGGCGGCGGCAATTTTAGTCAGGCCGCCAAGCGCACCACCTGCTCCTTTGAGAGTCTTATTGAACGGCCCGTCATCAAGACCGAGTTCGCCATAGAGTTCACCGACTTTTAAGCTCAAGGAATCTCACTCTCCGAAATACATTTTGATGTACTTGTCAGCCTGGTCAGGGTCAGTGATGATGCGGGGCTTCGTCGCGTCATGAGCAAGAAGCGATCGCCAAACGGATGAAGGGCCGAGACAACTGACCAAAACCTCGAAGCGCCGCCAGGAAATCCTGGGCAGCGCCTCGTTTAAGTCAATCTGATACTCACGTTGGAAGTCGGCTTCGAGAACCGCCCAGCGTTGGTAGATAAGGTTCGGGTCTATCCCTTTTTCTTTGCCCCCTTCTTGGGGGCCTTTGCTTCCCCCTGGCTGTCACTGGTCCCCATGTACTCCTTGATGATCATAATCAGCAACGAGCCATAGTCTTCTGAATCTAGCCCAGCCTCGCACCACGCTTTCATGATGTCATTAGGAACGACGCACGACATAAGCGAAAGAATGATGCCATTGTCTATTTCAGCACCGGGGCCTGCGCTCGCGTGTAACCGCGAGATCTCGACGGGAATATCTGCCGGCAGCGAAGGCGGAAGCTCCCATTTTTTACCAAAGAGCTTGACAATCAGCGGCTCTTTCTTACGTTCCGCCCTCGCTGCATCGAAATCAATATATTTGCCCATACTTGCGCCCCCTCTGTTTGCGGCATTAAAAAAACCGCCATGCGGGCGGTCAGCTAACACCTATTTGGATTGTCTTACGCCGGCTTCTCCGTGAACCGGACTTCGCATTCCCACGGCACCATATCTTCGTCGCCGCCTTCACCGGGTCCGGCCTGGCAGGAAGCCCTGCCGGTCTTCGCGGTGCCACCGGGAGAGGTGAAGCGGAACTGCTTGATGCCACTGGAACCGATGACCGCGGTCAGGGTCTCACAGGCGGCCTGCCCTGCATCGCGGGCACCGGTGGATTCGTCCTCCAGGTAGAAGCCCTTCAGCGCCACCTTGTACTCGATGCTGGACGGCTTGTGGCTCTTGACGCCGGCATTGGAGTTCTTGGTGGTATCGGTGGTGCCGACCTCAGGTTTCGGGAAACCGGAATCAACGACGCCCATGATCTGAGTCCAGATCGGCACGGCCTCGGTCCCGGTGTTGATCTCCCAGGTTATGTCGCGGATAAAAACCTCTGTTACTGCCATTTGGCTTTCCTCCTAAATGCGGTTTGTGGACGTGACCAGGACCCGGAGGTCGAAGTTCACGGAATACTCATGCCTGCCATTGCCGTCGGTCCCTATGCTTGCAGGGGGCGCGAGAGCCTTGCAGCCGATCAGATGCGTGGCGGTATCGTCAGGGTCCAGTGTGACGTGCCTGAGAGCGTGCAAGGCGCTGTAGATGTCAGTCGCCCTGGCCTCGGCCACACGGGGGTCCTTCGTGCCCCTGACAAGCACCTGGAGCCGGGGGATGTCACGCGCGTGCTTGAACTCGTTGTCTCCGCCAGTCACCTTCAGCATCACGGCTTCATCGGGCTCCGGCGGCATATCGTCTATGAAGCAGTCGCAAGCAGCCGCCACAGTCTCATCGTAGGTGACAAGATTCAGGCTCATCAGGTATCTGGCAACGGCTATCGCTATCACTTCATGGCCTTTCCGATGGCGCTTTTCAGGAACTCGCGGACCTTGCCGGTCTCCTCCTGGAAGGTCTTCTCCAGCCACTTGGCGCGGCGGCCTGAGTCGTGCCGGTTGCGGCTGTCCTCGTGCTGGCGGCAGGCGTAGGGCGTGTCATAGGAGATCGTGGCCTTGAGCCCGTCGTGGTCCACGTCGCCGGAACGCTGCAATGTGCCTTCTTCGAGCGGTACGGTACGGTTGGCTGTCTCCAGCACATACTCCGCCGCGTCTCCGACTGCCTGGATCGTCGCCTCGTGCACCTTGGCCGATACCAGCGCCCGCCTGTCGGCGCGCCAGTGGAAGCCCTTCATGAGAGCAGCAGCTCCAGATGCTCGGTACGGGTGAGACCTTCAGCGGGCAGGATCTCTTGCACGATGTACTCCCGCCCGCTTATGGTCACTTTTGAAAGCATGGTGGCGGAACAATCTGGGCGGACCATGAGAGTCCCGGAGCTGATGATCTCGGTGCCGTCGGGGCGCTTTATCAGCCGGCGCTTGCCGACGAACCGGCCCTTGAGGGCTTCCTTGTCGCCGTATACCGGGCCGACACTGCCGCTGCCCTCGAACACTTCCAGCGTTGCATCGGTGGTGAGCAGAGCAGTGGCGATCATCAGACCAGACCGGCGTTCTGTAGGATGCGATAAGCGCGGGGCGCTATCTTCGGAGCCCTGGCGCCGCTGTAACCGGAAAGGCTTACGTCGGTTCCTGCGAGCCCGTCGATATCGTTCGCTTCTCCGACCTCTACCCAGAACTCCACCTGAGCGCACACGGCATCGGCAAGAGCGGCGGCGATATCGGTGTCATCCGGTATGCCGGTAGTGCTATCGACCGAATAGCCCAGTGTCACGGTGTTATCCATGAGCTCTGAGGCTCTGAGGGCCTGACGGTCGAAGCCATCCGGCGCGGCACTCCCGGCGAAGGTCAGATAATCGGTGCTGTCGGCGTAGGCGTCTATTTCTTGCTGCCTTTCTTTTCTTCCACCGGAGTGACGGGAGCCTCTTCAGCTGGCCTAGAACCCGGCTCCGGTATCTCTGTTGCGTTCGGGTGCGGCTTCGCCATCGAGGCGAAGGGCACGTTCAGCCCTGGTACTTTCCACCACTTCATAGCGGCCTCCTATTAGGTCAGGACCGCGACGGTGACGGAGGTCAGGTACGAGAAATCAACGTACACATACCCGGCGTCAGAGCCACCTGACGGGCGGTTGTACTGCGGGGTCGGGAACGGACCGATGAACTTCTCGGCCCCGTTGGCCACGGCTACAACCTGCTCCGCAACGGCCAGGCCGCCACGAGTCTCCGGCGTCTGGATGGTGACGTTGCAAGGGGATGCGCCTGCATTCTTGACGTGAATGAATACCTGGCCATCGTTGGCGAAGGAAAGACCCTCCGCGGTGGTGGCGGCATAAGTTGCCGCGAGTCCCGTAACCGGGATGGTTTCAACTGCTGTGACTACACGTACGGCCATGTTTTACGCTCCTAACCGGTAGACTTCGACGGTGCCGGTTGCATCAGCGGCGGCGTCGATATGGATCTCGCCGTTGTTCTGGGCGAACCGGGCCGATTCCAGCACGAGATACCAGACCGCGTTCTGGACCATGCTCTTGGTCAGAGCGCCCTGGCCGGCGCACAGCGCGGGAGGATTGTCCCCGGCCAGCACGGTGATGAGCTTGGCCACGGCGTGGGTCTGGGTGATGCGGACCAGCAGGCGCTGCGAGTCGGTGGACAAGATGCGTCCGCCGTTGGTGGCCACGTTGGCCAGGGTGGAACCGCCGTCAGGCGCGGTAAACGCGTTGACGGGCAGCGCTGCGATTTCGAGTGTTTCGCGAGGCATTTACTTCTCCTCCTTCTTGCCCTCGTCCGGCTTCTTGTCCGGCTCAGGCTTTTTGTCTTTTGGCTTTTCCTTCTTGTCCGGCTCAGGCTTTGCTGTCGGGTCGGGGATGGCCTCGTAGCCATCGCGGATAAGGCGGTCCTCCGCCTTGCTGCCGACCTCGACGTGGAACTGCTGGCCTTCGCCGTTCTCGTACCACTGGGTCTTCTTCCTTGGTCTTGCCACTGTTGCCCCCTTATTTTCGTGAGCACCCAAGTCCGGGACTCCCAACCGTGAGATCAGGAGCCCCGGCAGAGGGGCGTCACTTCACTTCTGGATTGGGTGTCTTGGTTAGGACTTCGAGCAGGTCAGGACCGCCAGGCTCGACGGGCGGATGACCTTGGCGCCGTAGGTGTGCAGACCCTTGACGGCATCCTGGAAGCCGTCTTCCGGCCTGAATGCCTCGACCTTGTTGATCTGGTCAGCGGCGCTGATGGCCTGCTTGTGGCCGAACATCAGCTTGTATAGGGTGCCGGTGGTGTTCGGGACGTTGTTGCTCTTGTAGAGCACCATGTTGTCCACCTGCGCCACCTTGCCCTGAGTGATGGCCTGATCCTTGAACAGGGTGAACCGGTCATCCTTGAGCAGGAGACCGTGGCACCACGACGGGATGATTCCCCAGCGGCCATCCTCCGGCACGTCGGCCTCATCGAGCAGCACGTTCATGTCAACGACATACTCGTAGAAGGTCGCGGCGGTGGGGATGATCGGAACTCCGTCAGTGCCGACGAGGTTCGTGGCGGATGCCTGGGAGTACAGCGCGGCGATAAACTGGTCGTAGGCGTTCTTCAGGCCATAACCAGCGGACTCCATCGCGGCGGCCATCAGGTTGGAAGAAGTCTGAGCGGCGTCGATGTCCTCCACCTCGAAGGCGAAGTAATCCTGCTCGGTGACTTCCAGCTCCTGCTGCGCATCAGACAGCTGCTCGCGGCTGATGGCGCTGCCCTTGGTGTAGGTCCCGATGGTAACGTCAGAGATCGAGTTGATCTTGACCTTGGAGCCCTTGCCCTTGATGTCGCCCTCGTAATCGGTGTTGACCACGTTGGCGTAAACCAGGCTTTTGCGAAGAGCCCGTAAAACTTCCTTGGCCCAGATTGAGGCCGTGAAATTGCTGATTGCCATGAGGTAATCCTCCTGAAACGGTTTTGATGGAAATGAAGCGACCGTTTATACCGCCCGTACGGCGGCCCCCCTGGGGCGGTGGGAGGATTACCCCTGACAAACTTTCTGCCCCGTTTAACGTCCGTGTGACGTGCCTTGGAAGGCTCCGCGCGTTTGGCCCGTGCGCGTCCGGGGAGTAAGAGGGTTCTACATCTTCATGTTCTTGGCCGCTCCCATGGCCCGCATGATGCAGGTCTGTTCATCGGCCTTGCCGCCAGCCATGCAGGCGTTCATAACCTTGAGCGCCATGGCCTTCTGCTCCGGCTTCATTTCTTTGAAAGCCGGGGGTAGATCGTTGATCGAGTTGTACGGCATGATTTCCTTTCTACTTCATGGTCCCGGTCCTGCCCTGGGCCAGGATTTCCTCGCGGTGCTTCTCGTACTCTTCCGATGAGAGCTTGTCCACTTCGGCCTGGGTCCACTTCTTCTTGCCCGCAGACGAGGTGAAGTCGCCGCCTGAAGCTCCAGCTGCGCCCTCTTCAGCCTTGAACATCGGGGAGTCTTCGAGCTCGGACTCTATCGCGGCCTTGATAGCCGCCTTGTCCGGGTCGCCCTTGTCGG